GCTACTTTACCTGCAGCAGATGCAATTCTTATATTAGAGGATGTTTATAATACTGCATCAGCAGCATTGGCACAAATTCCTGCATCAGAGAAAAGAATGTTTGTTTCTCCAAATATCTATAACGCATGGTATAGCGCATTAACTCAAGTTGCTTCAGCAGGTTCAGTTGATTATGGACATTCAGAAGCTCAAGCAGGAAAACAAAGACTATACTTTAGAGGTGTAGAGTTAGTACCTATGTATGAATGGGACACAGCATTAACTGCATTAGCAGGAGCAACTTTCCCTGCATTATTTACAGCAGCAACAGCAGCGATTGACGCAACTGCAGGATGTATATATACAGCTAAAGCTAACTTATTTATTGGTACTGATGTAACAAGTCCAGAAAATGAGTTAAAAACATTTTATGATGAAGTTTCTGACAAAATGTATATTAGAGCAGGATTCACTATGGGCTTCCAGTACGGATGGAACTCTTTAGTTAACGGTGCTGTATTAGTAGATTAATAATAACTTTAAAAATAAAATAAAATGGCAATAGATACAGGATTAATAGTAGATTGTGCTGACTTGAATGCAGTAGGAGGAATCAGACAGATAATTATAACTGATTTAGATAATATAGAAACAGTTGCTCCTACAGGATTAGCAGCAGATCATATAGTAACAGCACTTACAACAACAGTTCCTTGGGCTCGTTTTGAGTTTAAGAATGAAACTGCTGCATTAGCTATATCAGGAACTAAAGAAGGAGGAAGTACAGCGTATGAGTGTGCTTTATCTTTTTACCTTCCAGATGTTGATGCAGGTAGATTTGCTGAGCTTACAAAACTACAGTCAGCATGCCCTGTGGCAATAGTTCAGATGAACTCAGGAGTTAAGCTTATGGTAGGTTTTTCTTATACTTATGAAAACTTAGCAGGAAGTACAACTCCTTGGGATAGAAATCAAACTTATGCAAATCTTACTTCAATAGAAGGAGGGACAGGTGCAGCTTACGCAGATGACAATGGAGTTACAGTTACTTTAACGGCAAGACAATTTGATTTGCCTTTAGAGTATTCAGGGGCGATTACAGTTGATGCAGCAGGAACAACAGCAACGACACCTTAATAACAATGATATAGCAGGGGGTTATAAACACTCCCTGCTAATATCTTTTTTATGTGTGATTGTAATAGTAAAAATTATGTGGTAGATTTACCGCATATTAATATATATATAACTATGGCAGAGTATAAAGCAAAAATGAAGGATTCAGCAACTGTCCTTGGTGGTATTCGTGTTCATTGGAATAGCGCTACACAGGAGCAGCTTGCATGGGTTTATGAAGAAGTTGAAAACGGCTCTCATTATGTAGAGAAAATTAACAAAAAATCATCTAATGAAGAAAGCGACACCAAAGTCATCAAAAAAAGCAGTAGTAAGAACAAAGACTCAAAAGAAGAATAATACTTTTGAATTTGGTGTTTTTGATTTATCAGTTCCCCCAAGCATTAGGGAGGTTAAAGATGTAAAAGCCCTTCCTAACGAGTGGGTTCCTTTTGGAGATGATAACTTATTCCCTCAGTACCTAGCAGAACTCAAAAGAAAGTCATCTACGCATAGAAGTGTGTTGGCTCAAAAAACTGTATTCACAAGTGGAGCAAAATTTGTGTGTGAAAACGATTCATTAAGGGAATTTATTGAAGATGTAAATGCAGATAAAGAATCCTTAAGAGAGGTCTTTAAGAAATTAGCTGACGATTATTATACTTTTGGTAATGCTTATATGGAGTGCGTTATATATGATGGCGGTGTAAACCTTTATCACTTAGACGCAACTACCGTAAGGATGTCTAAATCCAAAAAAGAGGTTTATGTTAATTCTGATTGGTGTAAGTATTGGAACAATGAGGAGAAAACAAAAAGAATACCTATATACCCTAGAGTAACACACAATAAGTTTGTAATTCACTTTAAAGATTACGAGCCTACCTTTCAATTCTATGGGCTTCCTGATTATGTGGCGGCACTAGAACATATTTGTGTTGATTATGAGATTGGTAAGTGGAATCACACTAAATTCTTAAATGGATTTCAGCCTTCTGCTATTGTAGAGATTAATGGAGATATGGGCGAGGAAGAAGCTCAAAAGATGGTTCGTGAAGCTCAAAAGAAGTTTGTTGGAGAGGGTAATAATGGTAAAATATTATTTATAGTAAAGAATGGTGATACATCTCCTGCTAATGTTCAGATAATTAAAGATGATCAAGAGGGAAGTTGGATTGATTTACAGCAAATAACTGACCAAAACATCATAACTGCTAATAGATGGCAGCCATCATTATCAGGTATTGTTAGTTCAGGAAAAATGAATAATACTGGAAGCGAGATTAGGATTGCTTATGATTTGGTTATGACTACTGTTATTAGAGATACATCAGAGTTATTGCTAGATGGAATAAGAACAGTTCTTTACAATGAAATGGGTTACGATCCTAAAGATTTAAAAATACATTACGAGCCACCAATCTCCTACTCTAATGATGTAGATATTAAGCAGATTTTAACTATAAACGAACAGAGAGCATTGATAGATGAAGATTTACCAATGTTAGAGGATGGAGATATGTTTGTGGCTGATAGAGAGATTATAGTTACAGAGAGAGATGATGATGGAGATGGAAATGTTGATGAAAGAAAAGAAATAACTATAGAACAATAAGACATGGGGAACACTAAACAATACACAACGCTAGTATCAGCAGGAGAGGTAATTGAAAAAACCTTTACTAATAAAAATACTGACCCTGTTCTTGTTTCAGAAAATACTATTGTTCTTTCTGAGTTAGCTCATGTACGACCTTTGCTTGGGGAGAAATTTTATGCAGAATTAAAGCTTGAGCACGATACAGGAACTTTAACTGTCGCTAATCAAGATTTTATGACCTACTACCTAGAGGATTGTTTGTCTTGGTTTGTTAGATTTGAAGTAATAAATGATATTATGAGTAATATATCATCTAGTGGAGTGGTTAATAATATAGATGAGTTTTCAAGAATAATAAATCAAGACACTTATAATGCTTTTAAGCAAGACACATATAGAAAGGCTGATATTTTCGCTAGAGATATGATGGGGTTTTTAAATGGTGCTGACCAAGTTGGCTTATACCCTACATTTAATAGCAACCAACCTAATAGTATGAGTGGTACATATAAAAACCATGGAATGATATTTTATGATAGTATATATGGAGGTTATTCAGGTGTTGAGGCTTGCGGTTCTTGTAGCTCTTGTATTTCAGTAAATGGTTGTGATTGTAATGATTGTTAAAATAAAATAAAATGGCTTCAAACGAACATAAAAATTTATTAGATTCAAATAGGCATAAACCTTTAGGTACTGAGGCTGCACCAAATAATTCCTATTTAGGAAAGTTAAATGGGGTTACTTATGATGATGGATTAGGCTCTCTTAGTTGGAGTCATTCTTTAGAAACATTTATATTAAGGCTAGACGGAAATGTAGCTACAAATACAGATGTTGACTATATCAGAATGCCTTATGAATTTAGGCTTACTGCTGTCAGGGCTAGTGTTTTGGTAGCAGGAGATATTGTTAGTGTGGACATTCAAGAGTCAGGAGTTTCAATGCTTTCAACCTTATTAACCATAGACTCAGGAGAAAAAACATCAACAACGGCAGCGACACCTGTTGTTATTTCAGATTATGCCATTGCAGATGACGCAGAAGTAACTATTGATATAACTGTAGGAGCAGGGGATGTACCAACGGATTTAAAGGTCTATTTAATAGGATATAGAACTACATAATAAAATGATAATAATGAAAAGTAATATGAAAGATACGGTAGAAGTTTTGGCGGCAAATGGAGGGGTGTTGGGATTGAGTTTGAGTGAGTGTAATGAGTATCTTCTTTTTATATCAACAACTTTAGCAATAATATTTACAATATATAAATTTATAAAATTAAAAAGAAAATAATATGGGAACATCAATACAGAAAACAACACTTTCCGTTTCAATTAATGAGCAAGTAAGTGTTAATGGGGTTCAATATGGCAATAATATTAGTAAGGTTTTTGAAGGTAATGGAAAGGTTGATCAGAGAGTTATGGCTATAAACTCTGTAGCTCTAACTCCTGTCTTTAGTTATCAGGATGCGTTACCTGACGAAAAAGGATCAGGGGTTAAGAGTGAATTTACTTACTTTAGAATTACCAACACAGACACTTCGGTGGGAATAACTTTACAGTTATATGTTTCTGCTACTAAATCAGGCTTTTTTCATTTAGCTGCAGGCTGTAGTTTTGTTTTGATGAGCAATGATATGGACTTTTTATGCGAAGGAGATGCATTTACTTTAGCTGATTTGGTTAGGGTTGAGGCGAAAACTGATGGAGCTCCTACCGTAGAATCATACATAGAATATATAGCTGTATTTAAGGGTGGAGTTGAACCTGCAGAGTAAATGGCTAAAGCAAATATTTCTAAGTTTGCTAAGTCTAATAGTAAAAAACGCAAGGGTGTTCATTCTAAAAATGCTTCAAAAGGACAAAATGGCTATAAGAAAAAATATAGAGGAGGAGGAAGGTAAGGCTAACTTATTATTAATCAGAGATACTTTTACTGATAAATCAGTTATAGGTAAGCTCTATTGTAATGCAGAGTTTATTGCACATACACTAGAGTTAGCTTGGAGAGATAATGAAAAAAGTGTATCTTGCATCCCTGAAGGAGAGTATAGTTGTAGAGTTAGATTGGCAAGAGAAAGTGGATCAAGGGATTATGTTCACTTATTAGTTCAGGATGTTCCTGATAGAAGCTACATCTTATTCCACCGAGGAAATTATCCTTCTGATAGTAGAGGGTGTATATTAACAGGAACTCATAGAGCTCAAGTTTCTGATAAAATTTTAGAAAGTAAAGTAGCTCACGCTTACCTAATGGATTATATTTTAGGTAATCAATTAAGTAAAAAAATAAATTTAATAATTAAAAATAGATAAAAATGAAAAAAATAGTTTTAATGGTGGCAGTTGTTTTAACCTCGTTATGTGCGTCAGCACAATATACGGTAGTCAGCAACATAGATTTTCCAACTGATAATGAAAGCTGGGCAACTGAAAATATAACAAGCACCATGGGGGTAGGATATTCCTTAGATGGTGGCTATATGATTGGGTTGAGAAAAAGTGGAGATGATTATGATATGTTTGTTAGATACAATATGAATGATAATTTATATCTATCTGCAGATTTACCAAAAGAAAATACGATTGACAACGCTAGGGTTGGGGTTGGTTATTCTGTAAGCTTTTGGGGTAATATGTATGTAGAACCAAATTATAGTGTAAATTTGGATTCAGAAGTAGAAGATAGTGGTAAGTTTAGTTTAGGAATATCCTATAAACTTTAATAATAATAATTTAAAAAAACAAAAAAATGAAAAATTGGTTAATTAGAGCAATGCTAAAATCAAAGAAATTTTGGTATGCAATATCAGCAGTAGTGGTTCCTGCATTAGTAACTTATCTAGGTGTAGATGAGGGAACAGCTACAAATCTTTATCATTCAATTCTCGTTCTTATTTTAGGACAAGGAATTGCTGATATATCAAAAAAATAATGTAATTTTACAGTCCTTCTTTGAGTGTTTTCATTGGGGATAGTTAGTAGTTAAGAATGGGGGGTTAATAACTCCTCATTTTTTTTATATATGTATATCGTTTTTTTATATATTTGTGTATGTCAAAAGAATATGGTAAGAGATTAAGACTCACTCCTGAAGAAGAAGATTTAATAAATCAGAGTAGAGCAGAAACACTAGACAACTTAAATAACAACTCATCATTAGACCTACATTTATTAGATAGGGGTATAAACAAGAAAGATGTAGTTAGTGTGAAGCATTGGCAGTCAGCTAGTGGTGATTATAGGTTCTCAATAGTTACTAAGGAGGATTGCGGTGTAGATGAGAAGGAAATATTTAAAAGTATAAATAGTTTTATAGAAGGACACTCACCTGAATATGATCCTATTGAAAGAGAAAAAGGAAATCATCTTTTGGTTGTTAATCCTGCAGATATACATATAGGCAAGTATGCTAATGAAACTGAAACAGGAGAGGCTTATGACTGTGAAACTGCTGTGATGCGAGTTGTAGAGGGTGTTCAGGGGCTTATAGATAAATCAGAAGGATTTAAAATTGATAAAGTTTTATTTTGTATTGGTAATGATGTTCTTCATATAGACAATGTATATAATACAACAACAAAAGGAACTCATCAAGATGTAGATGGTAAGTGGTGGGAGCATTATGAGATAGCTTTAATGCTTTATGTTAAGGTTATAGAAATGCTTAGAACTATAGCTCCT